CACCGAAATCTGGGTCAACTCGCAGGAAGCGCGCAACATCAACAAGAAGATCGTTGCCTCCGGCGGTATTCCTCTGTTCCGCTTCACCTTGCCGGGTGGAACCGGATCGGAAGACGATAAGCCGGCTCTGTTGGGTGGCGCCAGTATTGCCAAGTACTGGAACAAGTTCACGCAGCAGTTCCTGGACATTCGTATTCATCCCAACCTTGCTCCAGGCACCGTTTTCTTCAATAGCTCTGAGATCCCGTATCCGCTTTCCGGCGTGGACAACGTTAGCTTTGTCCGCTGCCGCCGCGACTACTACCAGATCGAGTGGCCCGTGGTTTCCCGCCAGTATGTGTATGGCGTGTATGCCGACGAGGTGCTCGTCTGCCGTGCGCCGTTCTCCCTTGGCGTGATTGCCAATGTGGCCAACGGCTAACGTCAGCAGCGGCTTCGCCGCCCCGCAGATCGCTGCTGATATTCCGATCCTGACTAACGGCAGGTGAGGAAAAGGAAGGCAGCCTGAGTTCCTCCCAGGCTGCCTTTTCTTATTGACCAGTCAGCGCCTGGGCTGGGGAACCTGCTCCTCAAAACTGGTTCCCCGGTGCCTGCATTTTCAATCTTTGGAGACATCAAATGGCCGCCGCACCTGACGATCTTTGCACTCTTGCCGAACTCAAAGCCTGGCTGCCCAACCAGGGCAACAATGACGATGTCACGCTGCAGGGCCTGATTTCGAACGCCAGCTTGCAGGTCATGCAGTACATTGACCGCCCGCACATCCTGGCGTCTGTGTTGGGCGCATTAACGGAAAATTATGACGGCAACGATTCAGACCGCCTGCTTCCACGCCAGTTTCCCATCATCGCTGTGACCGGTGTTGTCATTGACAACGTTCCTGTCCAGCCGGCCACAAGCTCTGTTACCAACGGTTTTCTATGGGACGCGCGGCGCGTGCTGCTCCGTGGCTTCCGTTTTTGTCGCGGCGTGCAGAACGTTCAGATCTCGTACTCCGCGGGCTACTCCAGTGTCCCGCTCGATTTGAAACAAGCCGCCATTGAAGCGTTTGCGCTGGCTTATCGTCAGCGTGTTCGCATCGGCGAGAAATCCAACAGCATGAGCGGCCAGGTGACCGTCGCCTTTGACATGAGCGATGTCCCGCCGCGTTCCATGACCGTGTTCAACCAGTATCGGAGGCTGGCGCTGTGATCACCGTGCAGATTGACGACTCAACCTTGCAGCAGCTTCAACAGCGGCTGGCCGGACTCGCACCTCGTCAGGCAGCCGAAGCTCTGAAGGCTCTCCAACCGCTCATCTACCAATCATTGCGTAGCTCGGTGCCAAAATACTTTGCCGGATCGGGAAGCAAGGGCGGTTCAGCAAGTTTGCTCACGTCCCGCAGCGGCAAGCTTCTGAATTCGGTTTTGCAGTCCATTGAAGCCAGGACTGACGGCCTTGGCCTGACCGTCAGCATTGGGTCAGACCTGCCGTACGCGGCGATACACGAGTATGGAGGCTACGCCGGACGGCGCGCGCCCTTTAAGAAAAAAGAAGGACGCCGTCCTTACCTGCCTCCCCGGCCCTACCTCCACCCCGTTATCAATGATCTTCAACAGGCATTGCCTGGTCTTCTTGAGCAGGCGATTCAGCAAGTGCAGGCGTCACAATGATTTTTCCCCGTGAACAGATTTATTCCGCGCTGTTCGCCGCGTTGCAGGGCGCGCTGCTGGCGCCGGCCGGTCCGTTCAAAACGGTCAGCCGCCGCTGGCAGGATCCGTCGCAAGTGTCGCCGGCCGATCGTCCATCACTGTATCAGGTACAAAAAGATGAACTCACCGGCACCAGCGTGAACGGTTTGCCCATCCACGCCAAAATGACGGTCGATCTTGTCCTGTATACCGCCGGTGATAGCGAACCTAATTCGGTCCCTTCCACCGAGCTCAACTCGCTGCTCGACGCCGTGGAAACAGCCGTCCGCAACTCTACGCCTGGGATCGCCCTGTCTCTGGGCGGCAGGGTTTCGCACTGCCGCATTGAGGGCAAAATCGAAATTGTTGAGAACGTTCAGGGCTCCATGGCCCTGGCGGTCGTGCCGGTGGAAATTCTCACCACGGCTTAAGAAACAGCAATCAACTTCAGCGGCTCCGGCCGCTTCAATTTATGGGAGTGCAGGGCTGGCTCCCCAAAGGAGAAAGAATAAATGTTTGAATTTGGCGCAGGCACCTTGTGGGGTTTTCCTGTCGGTGGGAATACCGGCGCGAACCCCACTCCCATGAAATTCGGAACGCTGCAGGACGTGTCCCTGGATATCTCCGGCGACGTCAAGCAGCTTTACGGTCAAAAACAGTTTCCTGAAGCTGTGGCCCGGGGCAAATGCAAAATCACCGGCAAATCCAAGTTCGCTTCCATCAACGGCAAAATGCTCAACGATATGTTCTTTGGCCAGACCATGGGCGCGGGCATGATCAAGACGTCTCTGGACGAAGGCGCCACTATTCCGGCGACACCCTTTACCATCACCGTCGCCAACGCCGCCCAGTTTAAGCAGGATTGGGGCGTCCGTTATACCGCAACTGGAGTTCCGCTCACCCGCGTACCTTCAGCGCCGGTGCTGGGTCAATACAGCGTGAACACGTCCACCGGCGTTTACACCTTTGCCGCGGCAGACACCTTGGCGCAGGTGCTGATTTCATATACCTTTACCCAGGCCACGCCCGGCACTCAGCTAAACATTACCAACCAGCTCATGGGCTTCGCTCCCACCATCCAGGTTTTGCTGGAGACCGTGTACAACGCAAATCAATTCTCTGTGCTCTTGTACTCGGTTGTCGCTTCGAAGCTGAGCTTCACCACAAAACAGGAAGATTTCATCATTCCTGAATTTGACTTTGAGGCTTTTGCCAACGCAGCCGGCCAGGTCATCGATATCTACTCCAACGAGTAGGCTCATCCGCGTTCTACCAGATTCAGAGGGTAGGGGCAGGAACGCGGCCGGCCAGGTCGTCGATATCTACTCCAACGAGTAACTCGCGCCAATTTGCGGGTCCGGCCCCCCAGCCGGACCTGCTTTCTCTTTTTCAAAAGGCTCGCAACATCCTTATCAGGAGGAAATAATGCTTAAGCAAAACGCCGTACCCACTTCGTTGGGACAACTTACCGTCTCATCGCTTACGCTGGGAGAACTGCGTCAACTGGACGCTCTGTTCGCGGATTCCAGTCCGGTGCCGAACGGCGGGGTCGCCGCTCTTTTCAAGTATCTGCCAGTGATCTTCAGCTCTCTCCGTAAAGCCCACCAGGACATCACATTGGAAGAGCTCGAAGCCGGGCTGACTCTGGAAGACTTCAACGCCCTATTTAGCGCGGTTTTGGAGGTTTCCGGCCTCAAAAAGTCGGCTGCGGGGGAACCCACGCCGGTACCGGTATAGCCGATTGGCCGTTTCTTTATGGCCACATTGCTACTGCTACCGGATGGACTTACCGGCAGATCGACCGGCTTTCCCTCTGGGAGGTCAATGAGCTCTTCACTTACTGGCAAGACTACCCACCGACCCACGTGCTCGTGGCCGCCTATTTGATAGGTGGAAGCAAGGGTCTTCCCAGCAAACGGCGGCGTGGGACCCACACCGGCGGCAAAACCAGCAACAATTTTGATGAACTAACGCAGGCTGTCTATTCCGCCGGTGGAAGCCTGAGCAATAAACTCCCTCATTTTTACAAGACATAGCCACACTGGGATCATGTTCCAATTGCCAAATTCTCGTTTCGTTTTGTTTTTTAAACTTTTATCTTTACAAACAGGTAAGAGATGAAATATTATTCCGCGCCTTGGGGAGAAGAACTGGTGAAGTAACCTTGCGCCTCCCCGCGGAGAACGTGCTAGATGAAGACGAAGAAAGGGTATTTTGCGTTGGCGTGCCTCCTTCTCGGATGCTCCAATGGGAAGCTGGATCGGAAGATTGCCGCGAAAGAAATTCAGTCGCATTTCAAAGACAACCAAAGCACGATTGTGGTGGAAGTGGGAAGAGTCAGCTCCCACTGCGCCTATGTGAACAAGCGAGACGGAAAGGAAGTCACCCAGGACCTTAATCCGGAGACTGCCCTAAACGCGGTTGTGGCAATCAAAGCGGGTTATGTCTCCGCAACGCCTGATGGCGCTGATTTCTGGAAGGTCAGCCTTACGGACAAGGGCCAACGCGTCCAGGACCCGAGTTGGCAGGTGAGTGGCGCCTATCACAACCAACTCAAGGGATGCGACTACCGCTTTTCCAGCTTCCCCATCGCCCACCCGGAGCTGGTCAAGATCACTGGGATCAGCGGCGATGAGACCTCGCCTGATGTCGACTTCGAATGGGGGTGGACGGCCACTGAACTCGGCGCAGCTTTGCGTGAACATGGCGCAGTCTATGCTCAACTGACGCCGCAGCAGAGAGAAGCGCTCTCGTCGGTGATTCAGGGTGATCCCTCGCCTGCGGTCTTCAAAGTTCCGCTTCCTGTGCCTCCAGAGGGCCAGACTGAGAAGGAATCCGTGAAATTCAAAAAGTACGACGACGGCTGGCGTTCAAAATAACTGAAACTTCGACGGTTGCGTGTTGGCGTTCCAAGGCTTGCCTTCAATTTGACGATGCAGACTTCCGGACGGGAGAAAACAATGAGATCGGTTCTGGTCCTCACATTGCTGTTGGGCGCAATCGGATGCAACAAGAGCAGCAGTGACAGTTCCTCGAGCCAGCCGGCGTCCAGTCCGAGCTCGGCAACGAGCGAGCCGGGCGGTGCTTCGGCAACACCCGCCGCTGCTCCGGCGGAGAAAAAGCCCGAAGAGTGGGTCCGGTCTGAAAAGACGGATCAGATGGATGGCCACAAGAGTGTCTTTTTGACATTGCGTTCTACCAATCGACTTCGCTACGGTGTTGATGGTGAAGGACCTGCCAGAATCACGTTAAGCTGTGAAGGACATGTATTCCTCATGTTGGAACCGGGGTCCAATGCTCAGGGTCTCCGCTATAAATTTGATGAATCAGCGCCTGTGCAGGACAACTGGGGGAACGATGGCCGTTTCCTGACTACATTAATTTTGTCGGATCGCCTCAACCAGATAATGCGTGCGAAGACGCTGAAGATCGAGTTCAGTCCTCCCGGTTCCATCAAGCAAATTGCCACCTTCGATCTTGGCAATGTGAGAGAACTGATACAACAGGAAAAGGCCTGCAATTTCCGGAAAAAAGCAGCTTTCTAGCCTAATTTTGTCTCATTGCGCAACCCCGAGGAGCTGGCTCCTTTTTTTACCCGCCTGTGCAATTGCCACCGGCCCGACGCTGGTCATGAAGTGATCGGCCGTTTGTGCTGCCCAGTTAAAAGCTATAAAGGAGTGTTATGGCTGAGACCGTTATCTCTATTGACGTCATTGTTCGTGCAACTCAGGCCGAACAAGGCGCTCAGCAGGCCATCGTTGCCATTCAGAAAATCGGCGATGAAGCCAAGGCCACCGCGGAAAAGGCCAAAGCCAGCCTCTCCCTGCTGAGCGAGGAATTGGGCGTGAAGATCCCTGGCGAAGTTCAGTCCCTGATCGCGCAGCTTCCCGGCGTGGGCACGGCACTCAAGGCTGCCTTCAGTGCAACAGTCGTGATTGCCATTATCCAGGTGCTGGCCGAAATCGCGGAAAAGATTGAAACTCTCAGCCAGCGGGCGGAAAAGCATCGCGAGGCCTGGGCCGCTATCCAGAGCACGATGGATGAGACCACGCAAAAGACCGTCAGTGCTCTCGACCACCAAAAAGCGAAATATATTGAGCTCACGCAGGGCCCGCTGAAAGCGATGGAGTATGAACTCCAGCACATGCACAGCATCGCGCTCACCGTCTTTCCCGCCATCGCCTCTGAGATGGAAAAATTGGCCCAGCAATTTTCTGACGAAGGCGGCAGATGGACTGAATGGCAACGGGCCAACAAAGAAGCCGGCAAGGACATGAAGAAGACGCTGGCCGACACGCAAGAGGCCATGAGTAAGGCCATCAAGAGCAATCCTAAGGACCTTCTCGCCCCTTTCGACGCGGCCCTGGGAGTTGTACAAGGCAAGGTAGACGCAATAGAGAAAGAGATTAATGAGCTGCCGAAAACGCAGCATGTTACGAATCGGTTCACGGGTGGCGAAGATGTCGCAATTAATCAAGAGAACGTTTCCGTCTTAAACCAGAAAAAGGAAGCTCTCAGCCAGATAACAAATCAGCTGGAGGCTCAAAAAGAGTTGCAGAAAGCCACTTCTGAGACTGCGGCGGAACAGAAGAAGTTGGCGGATCTCAAGGACGAAATCGCGGCTCGCACTCAGGCCCTGAGCGCGCAGAAAAGCGTCGAAGACGCGAAGCGCAAGCTAGCGGTGGATACCGCTCGCTTTCAGCTCGAACAGGGAAAGATCACAGTCGACCAGGCGGAAGAAATCGAAAAGGCCGCGCTGAAGAAAGAACTTGATGACACAACGCAAAATCTCCGCGCGCGGCAGCGGTTGCAGCTTCAGGATACGTCCCTGACGGAGAACCAGAAAAAAGCGATCATCCAGACCACGAACGCGGAGATCAAAGCGGCACAAGTTAAGTACAACGACGATGTGCTACAGGTGGATGCCGCGGCGAACAAGCAGAAGACGCAGGATTTCCTTGTGCAGGTCCAGGCCGAGGTGGTGGCGACCAAGGCTGGCTCCAGGGAACGTGTGGCTGTTTACAAGAATGCGCTCGACCAGATGCGGCAGCTGGGCCTCGGCAGTTTGGCGGACTTCCGGCATTTAGAAGAGCAAATCACCGCCGCAGCGCATGAGTACGAAAAGAAACAGATCAAAGACAAGCTCGCACTGGATGAGGAAGAAATTCATCACACCGAACAGATGGCTCTTCTGGGTTTGGACATCCGCCGTAAGGAATTTGAGAATGAGATTCTGGCCCATAAGAAGAAAAACTCTGAGGTGATCGCCCAAGAGCAGGAATTTCTGAAGCAGGAACTGAAGATCAAGGTGGATGCTCTGACCCAGAAATTGCGGGCCATGGAGAAGGATCCTGACGTCAGCCCCATCGAACGAAAAAAGATTGAAGACCAGATACTGGAGCTGCAGAAGCAGTACGCGCTCAAGGCCATCAATATCAAGAAGGATGAGGTTAATCGCAGGAAGCAGCTTGAGCAGGCTTTTCAGAGCACGCTGCAGTCTTCATTTAGCTCTGGGATCATGGGGATGCTGAAAGGCACGGAGAGTTTCGCCCAGGCCATGCGTGATCTCTATGCCGGTCTGGTGCAGGATGTAGTGAACATGCTCTCTCAAATGCTTGCCGAATGGATTGGAACGCACGTTTTGATGAAGCTCTTCGGGATACATTCTCAGAAAGAAACTGCGACAGCATCCATTACCGCAAGTGCTGCGCAGGCGGGCGCGGCGACCTATGCGGACATGGCTTCCCTTGGTCCTGAGGGTTTGGCAATGGCTCCGGAGGCCGCGTGGGCGTCTTACGGTGAGGTCATGACCTTTGTGCCCATGGCGGACTCATCCATGGCAGGCGGAATGTGGGAAGTTGATCGCGAGCGCCTAGCTCGCATCCATGAACAAGAAATGGTCTTGCCGGCGAAGTATGCAGCAGGCCTGCGCGAAATGATCGAGAGCGGCAACGGCAGCAGCACATCAGCCGGAGACATTCATGTACACGTCAACCACTCAGTCAATGCCGTCGACGCCGAATCCTTCCAGGGAGTCATTCGCCGACACGGCAACATCATCGGCAACGAGGTCGCGCGTGTTCTGAAGACCAAGGGCTACGCAAGAAATAGATAGCACCTCAATCAAATATCAAACGATCGGACAAAGGATGTCTTGGTCCGGTGCATGATACAGCCAGGCGGCCCTTGGGCCGTTTTTTCTTGCTCCAAAAGAAAGCACCATGTCAAATATTCTTTTTCCAAAAATCCGAGGGCTGGCGTGGAGCATTGTGAAGACGCCAACATTCTCCACCGAGATCCAGGAATCCCTGGCCGGACGTGAAGTGCGTCTCCAGAATTTCCAGAACCCAATCTGGGAGTTCGCGCTGACCTATGAATACCTGCTGAATGACCCGAAGTCACGCGACGAAAACGAGCAAACACCGCTGGAGACCCTGGCCGGGTTCTTTCTGGCGCGTGGCGGCCAATTCGACGACTTTCTCCTGAATGAATCTGACCTGACCGGACGCCTGGAGGATTCAGTGTATTCCGGTCAGCCGATCGGCGCAGGTGACGGCGCGACCAAATCTTTTCAGATCGTGCGCAACATCGGCGGCTTCCTGGAAGCGGTGCAAAATCCAATGAACCAGACCGCCACCGTTTACTTGAATGGCGTGAGCAAGGCACAGGGAACGGACTATACGATCGCCAACGGCATTGTCACTTTCGCTTTGGCGCCTGGCGCCGGAGTGAGCATCACGGCCGATTTCATCATGCTGCAGCGGGTCCGGTTCCATACCGGCAGCTCGCGCAGCGGTAAAGAGGGAGTGGAACTTAGCAATTTCTATTTCAACCTCTACGAGTGCAAAGAAGTACAACTTATCACCGTGCGCAAGTAAAGGCGCGAGCCCGACTACGCGGCTAGCGGCGCTGCATCAGGCGCCGGCGAGTCTCCGGTTGGAGATTGCGTCAAGCGGTTTCGGAGCGGAGTGCAGAAATCATGAAGACGCCCACAAACATTGGCGGTAACGACCTGGCCATCTGGCTCCTGACCGCTACGGAAATCCGCATGGCGGACCTCTACACCATCACGCTCAAAAACGGCACGGCCTTACGCTACACCACCTGGGACACAAACCTGGTCGTGCTGGGAAACAAATTTCTGACTGGTCCGCCGAACATCGCACGCTCGGCTATCGAAGAGAAGCTCGGCATGGATGTTGCCACGCTGGAGGTCACGATCGAAGCCAGTTTGAGTGACACGATCAATGGAGTGCCGGTCCTGCAAGCGATCGGCCAGGGGCTTTTCGACGGCGCAGCATTTCGGATCGATCGCCTGTTCATGGATTCAAGCTCGAACCAGATCGGCACGGTCGTAAGGTTTTCCGGGTTTGTTGGCCCCGTCGACGAGTTGATGCGCACATCGGCAAAGCTGACCGTGAACTCCGCAACCGCGTATCTGAATATGCAGCTTCCGTCGATTATCCTTCAGACCGGCTGCACCAACACCTTGTTCGATCCACGTTGCGGCCTGCTCAAAGCCAGTTTTGCCAACAACCTGGTGGCCCAGTCCGGGAGCTCGCCCAACAAGATCATCACCTCATCCGCCCAGCCGGATACGTACTTCGATAACGGCCAGCTCATCTTCACCGGCGGGCCGAACAGCGGACTCGTGAAAGCGATCCGGCAGTACATCGGCGGCGTCATCTTTTTCAATTCGCCGCTCCCCGTACCACCCAACGCGGGGGACGCTTTTACTGCGTACCCCGGTTGCGACAAGACCCAGGCCACCTGCACCGCAAAGTTCAATAATCTGGCGAACTTTGAGGGTTTTCCGTATGTGCCTGCGCCGGAAACAGCCATCTAGAAGGACCAGCAAAATGAATCACGCGCAAAACACCGGAGACTTCCTGCGGAAACACACGGCTTCTCAACTCGGCGATGAGCTTGCGTTCTTTCACCGGCACAAACCGGAATGGCTGGCGCATCATCGGGGTGAATTTGTTGTGCTGGGGAAGCAGAGCTTTGGCGGATTTCACAAGACCTATACAGAAGCGATGCGCGCGGGTATCCGCATGTTTGGCTTGGTCAGGCCGTTTCTGATTAAAGAAATCTGTGAAGAAGCGAAATGAGTATGAAACAACTTACCGCAGAACAGCGCGCAAGAATCGTTGCCGCAGCCCGGGAGTGGCTTGGCACCCCGTACCACCATCATGCACGGGTCAAGCAGGCCGGGGCTGACTGCGCCATGTTTCCCCTGGCGGTGTATCAGTCATGCGGCGTGCTGCCACTGGACTATCAGCCTCCCGAATACTCAGTACAGTGGCACCTGCACCGGTCGGAAGAACTTTATCTGAATGAGATTCAAAGGTTCGTCCACGAGATTGATGGACCTCCCAAGCCTGCGGATTTCGTCGTGTTTCGCTTTGGGAGAACCTATTCCCACGGCGCCATCGTGGTGGAATGGCCGATCGTAATTCACTCCTACATTCCCCACGGGGTTTTGCTGAGCGATGCCGAGCGGGACGGCGAGCTCCTGGGCCGGGAGCGCAAGTATTTTGAAATAGCAGCCGGCATTCAGCAGTCAGCGCTCAGCCGCGAGGCCGGCTGGAGCGCCGAGCGGTCCGCGGTGGCGCGTGAGAATCTTTTAGGGCATTAAATTTCTAAGGCGATCTGGAGCAAAGCAATATGGGCATCATGGCTGGCGGAAAAGGCGGGGGCAAGAATGCGCTCGCGGCAAAACCAAATTTGCTAAACGCGCTGCGCGTGCAAACCAGCTCGTATGGCCAGGTGATTCCAATCGTTTATGGTCAAAACCGGATTTCGGGGCGTTTGCTGTGGAGCGGAGATTTTGCGGCGATTCCCCACACCTCCACGCAAAAAGTTGGCGGCAAAGGACTGGGGTCCGGCGGAGGCAACGCGATCAGCAACACTACATACACCTATCAGAGCGCGGTTGCCACGGCTCTTTGCCTCGGCCCGGTCCAAAATATTCACAACGTGTGGGACACCAAGGGGCGCCTGACATTGCTGACAACGTCGGCGCAGTTTACCGTTCCTGGTATCGGTGGATCGTTTACGCCACCGCCCGACGGGCGCATCTTTCATTCCGGCCGCGGCGTATCGCGCCAGGATGCATTCAGTCTCCTGGTCAACGATTTTGGCTCTGACGGAGCTACCACGCTCTCCGGCACGCAGCAGACGCCGATGACCATGGTGGCAAGTTCTCCCGGCCCCGGACAATACACGCTCAATCCCGTCACAGGACAGCATACGTTCTCATCTCAGGACGCCAACAAGGTGATGACTATCACCTACACCTATTCGGTCCCAGACTCAAACTCCAACGGCCAGCCGCAGCAGAAGCTCAACCTGACCCTGTTTCTGGGGTCGCGTCCGCAGACGCCCTGGAGTTACCTCACCTCCCTGCATCCGGGCCAGGACCTGGGCTACAGTGGCGTGGCCTATGTTGCTTCTTCCGCCATGGACTTGGGGGAAAGCGGAACGTTGCCGAACCTATCCTTTGAAGTGCTGGGAATTCTGCCATTCAGCGCCGGAATCACCGACTGCAACCCCAAAGACGTAATTGCTGATCTGCTCTCCAACCCGTTTTACGGACTTGGCACAGGTTCATACCGGATTCAGAGCAGCGGGGGCAGTACCTTTTTCAAATACTATCTGGACTTTGGCCTTGATACCGCGGCTGTGCAATACCAGGTAAACATCACGGT